ATGTAACAATAAAAGCTAAAGAATACTTAATTAAACAGTTTCAGAAGTTTGATGTTGACCTTTCTGATGAGTTTGCAAGCAACAAAGCTGATACTTTTCTAAAAGATCTTCTTAACGATGCAGACGTTAAAGATACTGCAAACTATCTGCAACGAGTTAGAAAAGTAAACACAGCTATTCTTGGAGAAAAGAAAGATATTGCTCCAGAGCTTAGAGCTTTTATGGGTGAGATAAAAGAGCCTAGCGAAAATATTATTCTTACTGTCAGTAAAATGGCAAAGCTTTCTGAAACTAATAAGTTCTTTGAAACTACTAAAGACTTAGGAGAATCAGGAGGCTATATCTTTAAAGACACCGCTACGAAAGACAACCAAATGTTTGGCGAACTAATCAGCGGAACTAATTCTAATTTAGACGGAATGTATACAAGCAAGGAAATGTTAAAAGCTATTCAGGATAGGCAGGGTCAAATAGGCTCAGTCAGAGAAAACCTTTCGTACAGAAAATATTTAAAAGTTCAAAGCGTAATTCAAAAGTTTAAGACTGTATACAGCCACATGACGCACATGAAAAACCTTACGGGTGGTGCAATTATGTCGGCTGCAAACGGTGTTAATCCTTTTGGAAAAAACACACTGCAAACTTTTAGGACTCTCAGAAACTCTGTAACTCAAGGTGGACAAGCTGCGCTTGACGAGTCTTATGAAAAATACTTACGTCTAGGAATTATTAATACTAACGTGCAAGTAAATGAGTACCGCGAACTTTTAGAAAGCGGTTATCGCGCTAATGCTACAGACGGTTTTAAATGGATTGAAAATTCAGTTCCTTATGGAAGCACGTTAAACGAAGGAGTCAAAGTCGGACAAAAAGTTTTAAAGCGTGTAGAAGATGTTTACGTTGCTACAGATGATTTTTATAAAATCAATACTTTTTTATCGGAGCTAGACACTTTAAAGAAAGCAAACACTGGGAAGTCTCTAGATGTTCTTGAAGCTGAAGCTGCTAGGATTACGCAAAACACTTACGCTAATTATGATCGAGTCCCGTTTGGTATTAAAGCTTTAAAAGACTTGCCTATAGGTAGTTTTGTTTCGTTTCCTGCTGAAAGTATACGAGTACAGGCAAACATTCTTCGTCAAGGAGCCAAAGAAATAGCTTCAGGTAATCCAACTCTAAGAGCTAGAGGCGCACAACGGCTCTCTGCAATGCTTGTAACAAACTCAAGCGTTGGATTAGGCAGTGTCGCTTCGGCAAAATTTGTATTTGGAAACAATGACGAAAAAGCAGAAGCTGCACATATCCTTAGTGAGAAGCCTTGGTCAAAGGTAGCTCCTAGAATATGGAATACAGACGAGGAAGGTAAAATTTACTATTGGGATACAGCTTCTCACGATCCTTTTACAGCCGTAAAAGATCCTGTTCGTATTATTATTAATGAAATAATGAGTGATAATTTAAAAGGAGAAGACGTAACTAAAAGAATTGTAGACGTTTCTGTGGAGGCTGCGCTTTCTATTGCAAAGCCTTTTTACAGCGCAACAATATTAGCTGATGTTGCTGATGATGTTGTATACGCGGTTTTTGATCCGGCAGGAAGAACACGTAAAGGAAAAGAAATGTTTCCTGCGGGACTTTCAGCAAGTGATAGAGCTGCAAATGTTGGCTATCATATTTTAAATCAGACAATGCCCGGAACTTTAAAATCAGGCGCAGACTTAATATCAGTAATGAACGAAAAACCAAACAGGCTTACTGGTAAAACTAAATCATTAGGCTTAGAGTTTCAAAAAAATCTAACCAGTGCAAATGTAGAAGAACTTGATGTTCAAGACGCTGTGTTGTTTTCTGTTTTAGAACATAATCGTGAACTGAAAAATATTTTAAGTTTTAATCCAGACTATGAAAAATCAACTACTGAGTTGAAAAAAAGATATGGTTCACGACAGCAACAGAAGTATAGAGTAGAGCAAGAACTATATAGAAAAGTTAAAGCGTCTATAGCGTTAGTAGGTGAAGACAAAACCGCAGAGTACTTACTTGACGCAGACATGAGTAGAGACAAGTTAGCGTTATTTATGCTAGGTTTGTCTAATGCTGAAAAACCTTCAAAAGACAAAGTAATTGCAATGCTTCAAAAAAGCCCTAGCAATACTCCAACAGAAGTTGTAGATACTATAAATGAAATAGTAGTAGATTATCAATCAATGATGGGCGTACCACTTAACGTCCCTAAAGATCCTACTCCACTAGCACTTGAAAAAATGAAAAGAATGAGAAGGTCTACAGGCGGTGAAATATCTGAGCCTGTTGCTAACGCGCCTACGGAACCTGATGAGCGTATTAACAAGATCACGGGCTTGCCATACAACGAAGGGGCCGGAGTAGCTTACATGGATACGGATGATCCTTTACGCGCTATGAACATGGCAGCGGGTGGAAGGGTTAAGAAGGGAGCAGGTAGTATACTTTTAAAAGAAGCTATAGAAAAAGTTGTAGCTCCCGCTTTGAAAAAAGCAATGAAGCCCACAGAAGCAGTTGAAGAAGTAGTTGAAACAGCCGCTCAAAGAAAAGCTAGGCGTGTTGCTGAGAACAGTGACTCATCAGAAACTCAAATAGGTAGCACTGAAGGAACAGCTAAAAAAGCTATTGCGTACTTAGACGAGCAAGGAGCAGAAGGACTAACGCTTGACTACGGTGCAGGGTTTGGAAAAAATGCAAAAGCTGTAAAGGCAGACGAAACTTTTGAGCCGTTTCCAAAAGAAGGGTTTAAGCCTAGCTACATTGATTCTGCCCTTATTCCTGAAGGAAGGTTTGGCAGGCTTATTTCTACTAACGTGCTTAATGTGTTGCCGCGAGACATTAGGGATGATGCTGTGCTGACAATTGGAAAGAGTTTAAAAGAAGGGGGCCAAGCTGTTGTTCAGGCATGGGACATCTCAGCTATTAAAGCACGGCTAAAAGGAAAGAACTTTAAAACAGGCGAAGAGGCTAACTCGTCTAGAAGTCTTGAGGGCGGTAAGTTTCAAAAAGGGTTTAGTAAAGCTGAACTCAGAGACTATGTACAAGAAACACTGGGCGATGGCTTTGAAGTATCTACGGTTCCCAATAAACGTGGCATAAGCATGTCATCTGTTCTGATAAAAAAACTAGCTAAAGAAGAAGAGCGGCTACAGAAAAACTGTGGCGGCAAAGTATTAGACACACTGAGAAGGAACAATAGATAATGAGCAACTTTAAATACTTCAAGCTTGAAGACTTTGACTGTCAAGAAACGGGCGAGAACGAGATGGACGTTGAGTTCATCAAAGCCCTCGACAGCTTACGAGAAGCGTGTGGCTTTCCGTTTAACATTACAAGCGGGTACAGGAGTAAAGACCACAGCATAGAGAAAGCCAAAAAAATTGCAGGAACCCATGCGTCTGGTATTGCCGCAGACATCAAAGTCTATGGAGGCGCACAGCGTCTAGCGATAGTCAAACATGCTTCAGCAATGGGCATGTCAGTTGGTGTTGCTAAGACCTTTGTACATGTTGATACACGAAAGACTCCGGCAATGTGTTGGTGTTACTAAAGGAGAACGATATGCTTGACAAATTAATAGGGCCAGTAACAGGGTTGCTTGGAAAGTTTATAGAAGACAAAGATCAGCGGAATGCTCTAGCACACGAGATAGCTACAATGTCAGAGAAACACGCCTTGGAATTGAGCAAAGGACAGCTTGAAGTCAACAAGGTTGAAGCGGCGCACAACAGCCTATTCGTTTCTGGATGGCGACCGGCTGTTGGATGGTGCTGTTGTTTGGCGTTACTTTACAACACGATCTTATCTCCAGTACTGAGCATTTGGTTTCTTGTACCAGAAGTCGATAGCTCTTTGTTAACTCCAGTGCTAATGGGAATGTTAGGCATGGGAGCAATGAGAAGTTTTGAAAAGTCTAAGGGCGTTCAGAGGGAAAAATAATGTTAGCCGAAATAGCAGCAGCTAATGCAGCCTTCCAAGTAATTAAAGGTGCGTTGTCCAACGGAAAAGAACTCTATGATGTTGCAGATCAAGCGACTAAGTTCTTTGACAACAAGTCTGCAATAGCTAAGAAGGCTAACAAGAGTGGTGGTAAGACTGAATTACAATGCTTCATGCAGTTGGAGAAGATCAAAGAGCAAGAGACATGGCTCAAAGAATACATGATCTACGCGGGTCGCGCTGACATGCACAGCGACTGGCTAAAGTTTCAAGTGGAGTGTAGGCATAACAGAGAACGCGCAGAGCGTATACGCATACGAAAAAGAGCAGCATCTATTGCGTTGTTATGGTCTGCGTTGCTTTGGGGTACAGGCGTTCTAGTTATACTGCCTGTAGGATTGTACATAGGCTTTAAAATATTTGGAGTTATTTAATGGCAGCAAAGAAATCAAAAGTCAACGAAGCGGGTAACTACACAAAGCCTGCAATGCGTAAACGACTGTTTAACAAAATTAAAGCAGGAACTAGCGGCGGTAAAGCAGGACAGTGGAGCGCACGTAAAGCTCAGATGTTAGCTAAACAATACAAAGCAGCAGGAGGAGGCTATAAATGAAAGGCGTTAAACATTTTAAGAGAGATGGTACTGAACATACAGGCTCAACGCACAAGATGCCTGACGGATCTTTACACACCAACAAGACGCACACTAAGACCAGTGTAAAGTTATTTCATTTAAAGGATCTGTCTAAAAAGTCTCAAATGAAAGCAAAGGGTACAAACAAATGACGTTAAAGAAATCTCAAAAGTCTTTAAAGAACTGGACAAAGCAGGAGTGGGGGACTAAGTCAGGTAAACCCAGTGCTAAAACAGGTGAGCGTTATCTGCCTAAGAAGGCTATCAAGGCTTTGACACCTGCACAGTATGCGGCAACCACCGCCAAGAAAAAGAAAGACACAAAAGCAGGCAAGCAACACAGCGCACAGCCTAAGAAAATTGCAAAGAAAACCAAAACATACAGGGTCTAGATATGGCAACTCCAAGAAAAGGTAAAGCTAAAGTAAAGGTAACTGCAAGCGGCAAGAAAGTTAGCTACGGCCAAGCAGGAAAAGCAAAGGATGGCGGCTCTAGAGTACGTGCAGGAACTTCAAAGGGTGATAGCTATTGCGCCAGAAGTCTGGGCATAAAGAAAAGACTGTCTAAGAAGAAACAAAATGACCCGAACACCCCCAACAACTTATCGCGCAAGCGTTGGAAATGTTCAGGAGCTAAGTCTAAAAAGTAAACTGCTTCACGGTTCTTGGTGGTTCAAAGCACTAAGCTCTGCTTCCAAGTACGCATGAATAGGCTCTAGTTTTTGTTTCGTGAGTTGTACAATGCTTCTCATAGTAGACAATTCTGCATCTTTAAACACTGTACTAAGCTCTTCACTGGGGATGCCGCTCATCTCTGTAACGACAACCCCCTCACAGTTAATCAAGACCTTAAACCCTATGATGTTGGCTTCGCGGCTAGACGATTTCACATGCACCACCTGTACAAGCTAACTCCTGAGAGCCTGTAGTATTATCTTCTTGTTCAAAGTTTTCTAAGTCTTCCCAACTAACGTCTTGAGGCATGGCAGCTAACAGCTCATTGTACTTCTCAATACTAATGTCTTCATACGGAGCTTGCTGATAAACATGATCACTGACTGGCAACAAACTAATACCGGAACAGATCTCGAAGTTATCCCATATCCACTGCGCTACTTGGAGAAACTCATTGTCTGTATAATAAACTGTTATGCTTGGTTTATGTTCGCACCAATGATTCTGGTAGGTTTTCCAAAGCTCTAGCTGCTGCATAGCACCAACCTCTGCGACAGTAACAGACTTCTCAGGAGCCTTAACAGGAAAGCTAAAGACAGCGGAGGCAGGGGACATAACGTCTTGCTCTACTGGGAATCCTTTGTTTTCCATAAAGACTGCAAGTGGGTCTTTTTTGTCACTGCGTACTCTGCGGATATATTGCTTAGAGAACCGAGGATGTATACCACTAGCAGAGTCAACAAGCTGAGACACAGTACCAGACGGCTTAACGCATGTAATAGCGACAGACTGATTAATCCCAAGCTTCTCAGCCCATTCCTTGTTAGTGTTAATAGCCACATCTTTTAACTCCTCTAGCCACTGTTTTGTTTTATCCGAAGAGTTACCAAGAGTAGGATGATCCATGATCCCTGTCATGCTCAAGCCCAACAAAGCTTCTTCTTCAGTGTTTCTTTTCCAAAGGTTCCGCAAGTACCGGAAGTCTGTCAGCGTTGCTTGAAGAGTACCAATGATTGCAGCAGTCTCAACCTTCTTCTTCAATGAAGCAAGGGTATCGCCTTCGCGGATAACTACCTCCGATAAATTGCAAAACTGGTTACTACGTAAAATTATCTCCGAACATGGATTAGTTCCGAAGTCCTGCTCTGCGTCCCTGCGTCCATTACGTGCTGCAACTTTCTGTGCTGCTACGCGGCTAAAGATACCACGCTCTCCGGCCTTCGACTCATACATGGTGTGCATCTCAGACAGGAAGGCTTCAAAGTCTGGCTTCTCTGTGTATGCAACTGAGTTGTTAGCCAACGCTCTGTGTCCTTCGTTCCTCCACCAGTCACCTGACTTAGCTTTAGCCATACGTCCGTCAGAAAGATTAGATAGGCTGATTAACGCTGAACGCCTAACGCCGCCAACAACCACGATGTCTGCAATCTTACAGACAATGTCGTGACACTCAATGGAGGTTAGCTTGCGACCCGCTGCTTTACGGAACACTTCAATGCAAAAGTTAAAGAGATCTACTAACGGCTCTGGCCCTGATGCTCTACCGCCAAAGGTCTTCAGTCTTTCACCTGCTCCGCGAACTCTGCTGATGTCCCAGTTAGGGATCTTACCCGCGTACAGCATAGCAATTAACTCACGGAAGGCTGAAGCCCAACCAATCTTACTGTCAGATACAACAATAACGCTCTCAGTAGGATGAAAGCTTTCAGCAACCTCTGGTAGTTTGTTAATGAAGTTACGCTCAACGCTGAACCCTACACCTGTACCGCACATAAGAACATACATAAGCTCGTCAAAGCTGCGCGGTGAGTCTATGTGCAAGTAGCTACAGTTGAAACCCGCTACGTTATCTTTGTCTAGTGCTGTACCCGCTGTCATCATGCAACGCATTGAAGGCATAACTTCTTGGCTGTGTATAGCGTTGAATAACTTTAGGGATACCTCCTCGTCTATCTGCCCACGATCTTTCCAGAAGTCTACGTATCTGTTGACTGTCTCATGCCACGACTCTCTACGTCCTGCCTCTGGTATCCAACGTGCGTAGCGGCTCTTGTGTATAAACTGTTGATATTGATCCATTACTGTTTCCTCTGATTATTTGTTATTGCCTATGTGAGCGCCCCTGTGGTCGCCCCAGTGATCGCCTTCGTGATAGCCTTTGTGATTACCGAAGTGATTACCATCGTGATAACCTCTGTGATTGCCTATGTGCGTTCCTGTGTGATCACCCCAGTGAGCGCCTTTGTGGAAGCCTTTGTGATTGCCGTAGTGATCGCCAAAGTGATTACCCACATGATCGCCTTCGTGCTTGCCTTCGTGATAGCCTATGATGTCCGCGCCCAGTCTTGATACATACCACTCACCGTTTGCGTGTTGTTTAGTTTCAACACACTTATCTATAAACTCTTCTTTAGTCATTGTCTTTCTCCTCATCTCTAGCAGTCTTCACAAATACTGTCCCACATCGTGATCTTCAAGAGCCTTCACAGCGGCCCGTAACTCTTCAGCAGCATGTGCTACAGCTTTAGAGTAGTCTGCATAACTGTGATCAGATGCGTTTGCCAACTCTGTATTATTGCAAGCAGTGTTCCATTTACATGCTGCCGCACCTACTTTAGATTCTAATCGTTCTAGTTCGCTGTAGTCTATAAGTTCTACCAGTTCAGAAATCTCGTTTGCCTTTGCCAATCTCTTATTATTCTCCGCTTCTACCACATCAACTAAACGATTTAAGTACCACTGACATTTCTGTGAGTCCTCTAACGGCTTGTCCTTTCGCTCGTACCTCCAAAGGTATTTCAGGCAAGCACCCTTGCAGTAACCCTTGAACGCTTCGGGTGTCATGGATTCTTCGATGCCCTCAATACATTCGACCTTGCCGTAGGTGTAGTGGCTTGGGCTGTTTACCATGTCTTCGTCCTGCTCAGTGTTATAGCCATCTGGTTGCTCCCAAGGCTCTGGCCCTACATTAGCAAACTGTTCCCACGTTGCTTGTCTACCCTCTTCTGTAGTCAGATCATAAGATCCGCCACTACGTGCTGCTCTGTCCCACTCGCTAGGTGTTGCGTCATTTAGTTTCTTGTTCATAAGCCATCTCGTTCGTTAGGTTTTTGTTTTCTTTGCGTCTAGTTTCTTTTAGCTTAGAAGAACCTTGTATCTTTTTAAACTTCTTCTTTCTAAGAAAACTATCGCGCCTCTCATCTTTGCGGTTTGATTCGTCCATTAGTCAAAAGTCTCTTTGTTTTTCACATTGATCCAACTGTCTGGAATACTATCTTCGCTGAACCACCTAAAGTTGTTCTTGCTTGCCCACTCACCGTGGCTTCTCTTGGTTCCGTCCTTGCGCCTTGTAGCTTGTGGCATTGGCGCACTGGGATTAGCAAACAGAAAGACTAACTCCGTGTCTTCGGGTAACGCTTTGCTTATCCAGATGTACTTACTGTACTCAGCAAAATCCCAGAACCGTCCCTTGGCTTCAAGTAAAATCTTCTTGCCATCAATCTCGCGCAAGAAGTCTGGGTGATAGTTATGATCAACAGTGTAAGCAACCTTGTCAGTATGGAAGCTCCAGTTGTCTAGTATACCAGTGTGCAGTTCGTATTCCCAGTTAGAATCATAGCCTTCTACAAGATTAGGAGTCGTGGGGCGCACTGCTCTGGGTTTCCGGTATCCCTTTTTAATGTAAGTCAATGTAGTTGTGCCTCCCGCCTTTCTAACTCTGCGTCAATGAGGAGCCGAAAGTCTTTAAGGAACTGACCATCTATATCAGTAACAGAACTCTTAGTGTTATGAAGAAAGATACCTACGTTAATAATCATATCTTCAATAGTCATTAGTTCCTCTTCCATTGTATATCCTCCAAAGTAATTGTTTCAATAGAGAGCTTTGGAGAGTCACGCAAGAGTTGTTTGATTGTCTTGATGACCCACTTAGGATGATAGGCGTTTAAATACATGGTGCGTCCTGCCATGAAGTGTGTTTGGTCTGGCATAAAAGACATGTAGTTTTTTACATTGATCTTACTGCTCTCTTCTTTATCTAACAAAGAAGCAAACCAGTCAACAATGATAGTCGCTGACTGTGCCTTAATGCGCTTAGACTTCTTCCTGTTCATAGTAGCTCCTCTACTTTTGGCTCGACTACAACTGTTGTCAAGTATGTTAACCCGTTTGAGTATCTAAAAGTTCGTAACCCATCACCATCATTAGCATCTTGATGGCACTGATACTTATACTTACACCAACTACACCCCTTGGGCAACTTGATGTTTCCTTTCTTGCCGTCTTCTATAAGATCATAACAGAGGTCAGGGGGCGTGTCCAGTTCAAGAGAAGGAACAAGCTTATTAATTGTTGTTGTTATATTAGGCTTATCTAGATCGTCAGGCACATACATACACAACTCGCCACTCTCTTTGTTCAACACTAAGAACCCGCCTTGATCTGTACCCTCTGCTTTTTCATACCCTGCAAGCTGACCCATGTAACCAAACGGATCGTCCTGCGCTAACCGTCCTTCTCTAAACTTATTGAATGCAAAGCGTGAGGCAGTCTTAACATCAACAACCTCGCCATTGATCTTGCAATCCATGTGTCCAAGGATGCCTTCAACCTTAACTTCTTTCTGCTCATCTGTAACGGTGTGACCCGCCATGCGAACAAGCATCAGCACAATCTCTTCAAGAAGGTGACCGTACAGGAACTTGATCTGCGTTGCGCCATCAATACCACCACGCCCCTGCTCATCACGCTTCTCGTACCACAACTGGCGAGAAGGCTTTCCAATGTTAGACATACGCAGAGTAAAATCTTTGTTACGTTCTCTGGGTGTTGCCCAAGACATCAGAGCTACCTTCATGTCAGCCACTGTCTTGTCTATCTCAGCTTCAGTTAACGGCAAAGGTATACCGTCCGATAGGCTTTCTAAGTGTCTATAGATGTCGGGTACTAAATCTTTAAGCTGCTTCATACTGTTCGTCCTGTAAGTTTAATATAAGAGCTTTGGCTTCTTTTAATTTTATTTTAAACCACTCGCCTTGTCGCTCTATGTTGTCTAGCTTGAGACTGTCATGCGCCATGCGCTCTGCTTCTCTGCGGTCTATAAAGTATTTAAAGTATTCAACTTTGTAATCACGCATTGGGCTACCAGTTTGGAAGTGACGGCATCTTTCTTTTGCGTCAACAGCCATTCCAATCTTGAGCCAACCCTTCCAAGCAGGGTTAGAGATAGCATAAACGTGGCCTGATTTAACACTGTTATATTCTTCTAGAGCTTTGCCACCAATGTACTTCGCAACTATAAAAGGCGAGGCAGTGTTACTCTCTACCATGTTCTTAATACGCCGCTTATCATAGCACGTTGTGCAACTATAGTGACACTTAGCCACGAAAGAAGGATACCAGTTGTCTGGCGTTAGCTTGACTGAACAAGTATTACAGTTCTTAGAACGACTTTCGATCTCAACTTTAAGTTCTTCGTTTGTCATGTGAGGTTCCTTTAGTTTAATGAGTTTCACTCCAGTTATCTCCTACTTTATAGTCTCCGTCTAAAGGGCAGTTTAAGTTAAGCATACACCCTGCTTCTTTAATAGCTTGAACACCTGCCTTACCAACGTCTACAGCGTCAAAAACGTGACACTCAATCTGCCATTCGTCATGTACGTTAGCTACAAACTTAGCATCCCAACCGTGATTCTTTATTTTCTGATCTAGAATAATCAAAGCCTGCTTCATTACGATTGATCCTGCTCCTTGCAACAAAGTATTCAAGGCCGCATGTTCTGAGCGAACAGTAAGCTTTCTACCATCTAGTGCTTTAATGAATCCGCTTTTAGCTTCTCGTTGTACTCGTCCCGTAAGATCTTTGAATGATGGGAGATTATCAAAGAAGCGTTGTCTAAGTCCTTTGCCACCTGCTCTACCTCTGTTAGCCACTGACCCAAGCTTAACATCTCCGGCTCCGTACAAAAGCGCATAGATGAAAGTCTTTGCCTTATTTCTCGATTCAAGTCCTGCAAGATTTTGATTGGTGGTGTGTATATCTCCGTTAACGATTGCATTGGTGTACCCCTCGTCATTTAAATAGTGTGCAAGCATTCTTAGTTCTAAGCCAGAAGCATCAATGCCCACTAGCCTATAGCTGTCTGGCACTGTCCAACAAGACCTGCACTCTTCGCCGTAGGGTGAGGTACTGCTTGGAATTTGAGCCATGTTAGGATGTGAATGTGTCATACGCGAAGTCACTGCACCATTAGGATTAACATAGCCATGCACCCTGCCTGTGTCATCGTTAAGTTCTTTGATCCAACTCTTAGTCTGAGCCAAACGCTTCTGCACCATCAGGTACTTTGCAATCAATGCAGCTTGTGGGATGTTCCTAACTTTATTTAAAGTAGACTCATCCACAATTGGCTGACCTGTTGGTGTATGTTTCTTAGGGTTCCAACCAAAACGAATCAAGTACTCGCCTATCTGTTTGCGAGAGCCTAAGTTAAAAGGCGTTTCAGTTTTACGAGCAATGGGTTTACAGTCCATGTCTGAAGATAGCTTCTCATACTCCTCGTCTGTCAGCCTTGTACCCTTGCCGTGCTGATCTGTCGCTGTCTTAGCTACTGCACCTGTCGCTGTGAACTTAGGTTTAAGTATCTGAGTAGTAACTACAGGCCGGAACTCTTCGTGAACCTCTTCCTCTAGGTCGTGTAGCTTCGTTTCAAACATAGCCATCAAGCCCATTACTTTCTTAACGTCTAGCAAGAAGCCTGTGTTGCGTTGCTCATTAACGATCTTAGCTACTGCGTGTTCTATCTGTACTGACTGAGCCGTAAAGCCCTTGCTCTCTTGACGCAGGGCTACATAGACCTTGTAGTTAAGTAGCACATCGTTCGTACAGTACTCTAACATCTCAGGCGTGTAGTGTTCCCACGCATCTTCAGCGTTTCCGTAGTCGCCCTTAACAAAACCCAAGCGGTATCCCCAACCTTCTAAGCCGTGGTTACCTTCGCGGGTAGGCTTAAACAAACGAGAGAGGACTAATGTATCTACAATCTTCTTATCAAATAGGTCTAGTCCTCCAAGTCTTTTGATTACAGGTAGATCATAGCCCAAGATGTTGTGGCCTATGAGCTTGTCAGCAGACTTTAAGAGAGCATAGCCCTGCTCTAGCTGAGTGTTGTCAAACATATGTACCTTCTTGGTATCTACATCTAAGGCTACGATGCAGAAAACCTTGTCAGGTTCTAAGCCATTAGCCTCTATATCAAATACTAAGTTACTCATTTTATTCTGCCTTTAAGGTTGATGTGGACTCCGTGGATCTTTCAGCATCTCTTCATAATATTCAGGAAGGACTTCATATTCAATTGCTATTTTTATACCTTTCAGCGTGTAGTATGCCCATCTTATAGCAGTTATAGGTCTGAACAAACTGTTATTCTTATCTATCTCAAAGCCGTTGAAAGTGGTGGTCATATTATATCCCTCTCAAACTGAGACTCATCGTACTCACCTAACTCTCTGAGCCTACCAGTTTCACTGTCGTACATTAACTGTGTAGCTACGCCAACGTCACCAGTGTAGCGTGACTTCAACACCCGTACCTTAGTGGTTGATGCTTCAAGTTCATCTTCTGATTGTTGGTTACGCTCCAATGAGATCACGCAGTCAGACAACTGAGCAATAGATTGAGAGCCTCTAAGATGATTAAGCCCTGTCTCAATACCGTTCTCATGTCCACGGTTACCGTCTATCCTACGCAGATGTGAAACCAGTATCATCCCACAGCCTGTCTCCTCAACAATAGTGCGAAGCCTGTGCATGATCTGATCAATACCCTTGCGCTCATCTTGTTCTAGCGTAGAGAGAACTAACATATGTAAGTGATCAATGACCACCCACTTGCAGTCTAAACCAATGATCATGTAGCGTAGCTTACTGAAGATTTCATCTAAATTGTTAACTCCATGATGAGCGTGTATCCAAACGCGACCTGCGTTCTTGCCCATAAAGACTTTCTCGTAAGTACTGTCAAGAACCTCATCACCTATCTCTTGCTTAACGCTATCTAGATGTAGCTTGGCGTTAGCCTCAACGGCCATGATGCCTTCGGCAGTGCGCGACCAGTTCTCTTCAAGAGCTATCACGCCTACGTTATCTTCGGTGTTGTTGATCAGCCAGTGTTCTATTTCGCGGGTAACACTAGACTTTCCTAGTCCCGTACCGCCTGTTAGCGTGACAAGCTCTCCTGCTCTCAAGCCTTCAAGCTTCTTGTTCAAGCCGTGCCAAGGAAAAGGTATAGCTGTCTTACGTTCTGAGCGCAGCTTCTTATACGCCTCAAACTGATCAGTCAGATTCATAACGCCCGAAGGCGTGTAGAGTTTAGCGTCCCAGAAACAGGACACATAGGTTGAATGCTTACCGCTTCTAAGCATATCATTAGCATCTTTGTAGTCAACGGGCAGTGTCATTATCTTAGCTTTCTTGGGAGTCAGAAGCTTTGCAATTGCTTGCGCTGCTTCCTTGCCCACTTTGTCGTTGTCAAAATTAATGACCACTGAATCGAAGGACTCCAAAAATTCAAGGTTCTGCTTAACGTCACTGATGCCGCCTTGCGCCCCTGACTTAACTGAAACTACGGGCCACTTACTACCCAACAATTCGTAAGCGGCCATAGCATCACACTCTCCTTCTGTCAAAGTTATAAACTTACCACCTGCTTTGAACAGGTTCTCTCCAAACAGTCCTACATCCTTTGAACTTCCTATCCAAGTAAAAGCCTTGTCGGGTTTGCGGATCTTAGTACCGGCTAATTCATGTCCGTTATAGTAAGGGTAGTAGTGCTTATCAACTTTGCCACTGGGTGTAAGTGTAACCTTGACCCCGTACTTCTTAGCTGTAGCTAAACTTATCTTACGATCAGTTAGTTCGCGGAAGCTTGCTCCGTTATTGTTGTGTGAAGAGTACTCATTGTTCATCTTGCTATCCCCTGTAGGCGCATCAAACTCTAGAGATTCATCGGGCTTGACCGCCCCACCTGCTGCGTAATAGTCTGGGTAGTACTTCCTGCAACTGAAGCAGAACCCAGAGTCATCTTCGTTGACTGACACTGGATCACTGCCTCCACATTCGTAACAGGGTAAGTGGTATTTAACAAAAGCCATTTGGCTTACTCCTCGTTAGCCTCAACTTCCTCTGTCGCTATCGCCTCTTCCTTGAGATGGTTAGTTTTAAGATCGTCAATTAGCTGAATCGAAGCGGCTTTCATTAAGCCCATAGTTATTGATGCTTCTGCTAATGCTTTATCTGCTTGCATGAGGTGAGTCAGAATGTCATTGCCCTCCGAAGAGAGCAACTCCGTATCATATTTCACACCGTCTACTGTGATGGTTGCCACTATAGTTCATCCTCCATTTCACTATCATCCATAGCATCGAACTCTGCGCCATCAGGTATCCCTACTTCAATGAGATCAAGAACCTGCATAGCTTGGAAGTCCAAGCCCTTAAAGGTAGTACCCTTCCACTCCGAAGACCACTCCTTGTACTGCACCTTAACTGCTGACCCGTTACCTACACGCGCATCCAGAGGATTCTTAAACTTATCCACTAGCTTTGGTGCTGCTCGAACCATGCCGTTAGGGCCATTCACTTTACGCTTAACAACTACTGCGGGGCCTTCATCCATGTCCTTGATGGTAAAGCCGCGTGACTTAAAGTCTTCAGCGGTTGTCTCATCTACAACGAGGTTGACTGTGTACACTGGCTCAAACGTAGTGTTAGGTGTAGTTACTGCTGCCCAATAGGCCGTGCCTTGTAGTATTGCCATATTACTTTCCTTCTGTTGGTTTAGAAATTGTTTGCGGAGCATAACATAAGTAATTGCGATGTGCAACTCTAATTCTGATGTCGTCGATGTCACCTTCCTTCACAAAGATACCATCTATCATCTGACCCTTGCGATCCTTGATGTCGTTGTAAGCGTGGTTGAGACAGTCAGTAAGAGTCAGGTTGTTGCGAAGTGCAATGTTAATCAGCACAACCATGATGTCTCCGATGTCATCAATCGGTGACTGCTCCTTACAGATACTATCAGACAGCTCACCTACTTCCTGTATAAGTTTAAGCACTTGAGCCTTGTCCGTTGAACCATGAATAAGGTTACGGGCTAAGTGCCATGAGACTACCTGTTGTATTGCGTGTTTAATATACTTTTCTTCGTGGATCATTACTGCTCTCCTTTCTTAAAAACATTACCGTGCATTGTAGCGTACTGCTCAATAGCATCTTGAACAGTACTGCGGTCTGCGTGGTCAACAAACTTTAACTCCTCTGTCGGCGACAGCGGGTAGCCAATAGCCTGTAAGAACCTTTGGAACTGTTCTACAACCTCCTGCCTACCCATGTCCTGATCATAGAGGCTGAACTGCACAGCGGAATCAACAGCCCCCTCATCTATAAACTCATACGGGCTACAGCTAAAAACTATATAAGGCGTATCTCTTCTCATCACTTCTTCCTCATGCTAATCACTGTATCGTACTCAGTGCTATCTATTATGAATTTAATTACAGCTTGCTCTCTAACATTGTACGTTGAACATGCTGTGCTTAGTGGAACCTTACCTTCTACTACATCTGTTGCGGCCTTGGCGGTTGCAATAGCTTCCGCGCTTGGGCTGCCTGACATACTCTCTGCAAACATGTGACACCTCATTTCAATAAAAGTAATATAACTGTTAGTACATAGAAGATTGCAAAGATCACAATGGCCCTAGCGATCCTTACCTTCACTGGTGGTGCGGGGTACTGCTCCAACACGTTGGTCTTTACCCACTCTACCATCGCAGGGAAGATCCCGCCTAGAACTTCCTTTGCTTTCTTGATCATCTTTTAACTCCTTAAATTTCTTTCTGAATATAGCATCAAAGTTGTAAGAACTTTTCTGCGCCTTATCATTACTCATATCTATCCCCTACATCGAAGGGATTTCTAGCTTGGGAGGCAACCACTCAAAGTGTCCACTCTTAGGGTTGAACTGGGCGCACTC